TGAAATCACAGTACTTGTACATTAGATCAACAATCCACTCATATTTCTTTGCGCTGAGGTGGGTAGTGAGGAAGATGAAGATGTTTTTGACGTTGATATCACGTTCGTGGAGGGTCTCGAGGATATCTACTACAGCTTCTTCAGACATACATGTTAAGAGAGTTTCCTCATCGGTATTAAAGATTGGATGCTCGCAAAGTGGGCATTGGGGTTTGTAGATCCCATCAAGACATGAAGCGTGAAAGACATGCTTGCATAGGAGTTTACGCCCAGGGCCCATGCGTCGCGAGCCTATCCTCAGATCTATGATCTTGATCTTACTCAAACAGATAGAACAAGTTGGTTGGAACTTCATTTTTATAACTTTGGTTATTCACCATAAGTAGTAATAACTGAAGTAGGCAGGACTATAACAACCACTATGCACGTTATTCTTGTGACGCGCTCGATACGAAGCACGACGTTTACTGTCACCATGGATTAACTGAGGGTAAAGATTTAATCCTGTTTTATCTCTGTAGTTCTCATAAGATTTACTTCCAAAATTGACTGTCATCTCCCTCCCAGTCAATTTGTCTTCGAGAATGGCTGCGTACATCTTGTCTTTCGCCCTCGATTTCTCAAACCCTAACAATTTGTAATCTTTCTTAGCATAGCATACCATTTTTATAGTAATGAGGAATATCTGAGTTAACGATTTGTGTGACCTAGAGAAAATGAACTTGGAAAATATCATCGTGTGCGCCATATGCCTCGTGTCCATTGCTATCGTAGGCTACTTCATGTACACTAAGGTTACGGCCCAGAACCAGGAGATGCACAAACTCTCCAAACGATGCGAAGCCATTGAGATGTTGTTCGCAAGACCCCCTCCCCCAGATGACCTGCAGGCCATGTATAAACCCAAGTACGCGCCCGAACGCCCAACTCCTCCTTCGGGTAACTCCCAACATCAGTCCCAAACCGAACACCAACACCCCATGTACGAACAACATACACAACAACCGCATGATAGACCGTCGCTCAGATCACCCCCTTGTGAGTCCGCCATGTGTGACCTAGAACCTCTCCAGATAGACACAAATGAAGACGAACTGGACCATATCGTCAATGCTGAACTGAACAAAGTAATCGAGGAAAACAAAGCATCCCCAAAGAGGAAGACCGGTAAACGCTCATCGTCAAAGAAGCGACTAAGTGAATAACAAAAGTAGAATAACCACGTTACCCCAAAGGATGGATTACTCATAATAATCAAGTTATATAATTAGGAGTTTAAAGGGCTCTAAAGATCATTCCTTTGGAGTAAAAACAGCATGTTATTGTATTCTAAATTATACGACTTGCTCACATGTCGAAGTACGAGCGGTGGTAGACCAGCCCTCAGATGCACCGTGATGGAGCTCTACGGCCGTAACGACAAACTACGCTACGTTAACTTCAACACAGAGAACGGCATCCCATGCTTACTGTACATACCATCAAAGCATGAGATTAAAATGGATACTAAGAAGTTTCTATCCTTGTCGCGATGGAGGGATAACGACGTCAATTTTGAGGCTGTTCTGGCCGCTGACCCAGACGTGTCTATTGTGAAGGAGGTGCAGGCCACGTCATCACCACAAGGTCTTATCGATCTCATCAAGCGCCTCGAGCCGTCACTGAAGTCTATCCCATACAAGATAGGTATCATATCGGAGGAGTACCTGATGGTACTCGACGAAGACGGTGAGGTAGACGTCTTCTATGCGAGTGGTCCTAAGGAGACCAAGCTCCTCGTGGTCTTGGATCTTGAGACGTTGCTCTTCAAGAACATCATACCAGAGTTAGAACGAGTACATAAAAACGTGGTAAAACTGATCCAAGATTCAACGGATAGGTACTGGGAATCGCTGCTAGAGTTGTTAAAGAAGTGTCACCAACTCAAGATAGTCACTAAAGGAAAACAAAAATTGGACAACATGGGCCTAATAGACCAAAGTATGAAGATAGGCATGTCCCACAAGGCTATCAAATTGGCGCTCGAGTGCTGTTTCGATGAATAACTGGCTGGTTCTGTATCAACGAACTCTGGATATTGATTGAAGTCTGGATCTGTGTTTTTGATTTGCCTGAAGTTGATTGGTTATATCCTTATTGATAGAACCACCTTGCCTCAAACTTTGCCAGAACTTGTCCAACATGAACTGGTCAATCTTGAAGAGAGTGATTTGGATGTATTCAAATAACATCCCACTTCAATCAATTTTCTTACTTTTTTAGGGTTAAAGACAACCATGTAAAAGGTAACTATATTAACCATGTCGTTCTTGAATTTATTAACACCTCCCACAACCCCTGACGACGAGTGTCCTGCGCCTCAGTTCCCCTGCGATCTTGAGCTGATCACATTTGATATGTGTGGGGTCAACAACCGCTACGGGGCCATCGAGTTCAGAGGCAAGAAGACAAGAGAAGGGCTCAGGGTCAAGGTGAGCGATCTTATAACATGTTTCAAATTGAACGTGGCATACATGAGGACAGTTGCTCAGTACTTGGTAGCATACTCGTTGCAAGACCTTTATAAGCAGGACTTTTATAGTATCTCAGGGGCAAACAGCAGCGAAACTCTCTTCTCAGAGTACGCCCAATCCCATGAACTGTACATCAAATACAGAGGTATAGATATCCTTGCTCATAACGTACCCAAGCTGACTCCGTTCAGAGACTGGCTCGAAAGCGTGATGGATGTAGATCTGAATTGCTACGAAGACATAGACTACGACAGTTTAGGCTGGTAGGAAATATACGTTTTATAACCACGAGTGGTTATAAATTCAGTGTGTTGTAAAGTAGAAAAACCTCACTTCTCTTTGTTGATCTTGATCTTCTGTTCCTGGACCACATCGCTGGTCTTATTGAGGAGTTGAATCATGAATTCCTCGTCGTCAATGCCGCGTGAGTAGAGTAGATCACGTACTCTCTGCTGGTGGTCCTTCTTGTTGAGGTTGATCTTCTTCTCGTGGCTCGCTAGCGTGATGTACGTGTTGTCGTCTACGCGAATGCCCTGCTCGTTTCGCTCGTTGAGGTAGCTTTGGATCTCTTTTACCAAATCTCTTTCCTGCTTTCGTAGTCCATTGATTTCCACTTGGTACTCCTTGATCTTTGTCTTGGTCTGAATCAGGGCGTTGATCGTCGCTTCTATTGTCGTCATCTTTTGTGTATTGCTCCAACGACTTTAAACCGTATGCGTCGATGTAGATCTGTCTTTCGTTTTCTTCGAGCATGTCTGGATGAAGACCGTCACGTAGCATCAACCTCACTTGCGCGGCTACTTCCATATTGATGGTGTGAGGATTAGGATCGTTGGCCTTTTCGTACAGAGTTTGGGCCATCTTCTGATACCTGTACAGTTGGTCAGGATCCATACGCTTGATGGTCTCTTCAATTGCAGCGTCATTCCAAAGTGACTGATCATTGATCCTATCTTTGACAATTCTACTCATTTTGTATACATAGGATACTACATAACCTAATATATGTTGTGAAATGTAACCCCGAAAGGTTAAATTTCGATGGCTCATATGAGAATAGGAAAGATACTGCATCCTTGTTCATTTAGGTGCTGTACATTTAGTCTGAATCGGAATCGGAATCGGAGTTTTTAATAACCTTCTTGGTAACAGACGCAGAAAACGTGTCGTCATCGGAATCGTCAGAGTCATACAACTTGACCTTTGGCTTTTTCTTTTCGGCCGACCTGTTCCTAAAACGAGCAGGCATGATGATGTTGCGCTTGGCATTGTACTCGATGAACTCGCTCACCACAACCTCAGACAGCTTTACTTGCAGAAAAGGCTCCTTACCCACAAACACGCTGTCGATCACGAGCATGGCGGTGGCTTTGCAATTGACATTCTTCTGAGAGAGCTTTATAACAGTCTCGTCCTGATCTAGTTCCCTGATGCCCTCATCCTCACCATCGTCGAGTATGAGAAACTTGGTTTTCATGAAGTTGTTGGTTGTCACAACCTTGGGGTAGACGTAGACCGTATCGATGCCATTCTCCTGCTCCTTCCTCTTGACAATCTCCATGCTATCAACGTTGGAATCCCACTTCTTGTCACGCTGCTTACCGAGAGCAGTGACCATATCCTTCTCCTTCATGGCCTTCTTGATCTTTTCTGTGATGTCATCCAACATTTTGATGGTGGCGTCCTCGACTTTGATGTCCTCTGCATCCTCCTCACTGATGTCATCACCGTTAGCCTGCGCCTCACGAAGCTTCCTATTAACCATGACAAGGCACATCTTGGCGGGCGACGACTCCTCATACCGCGTGATGCCGTACGAGAAGAGCTCAGATGTCTGAATCTTGAGTTTGTCCAGTTTATCCTTCTTTCCATTGCTATACTTATACTTGATGTTGACCCAAATACCTTTCTGCCCTGGGGCAGCGGCGTTCTTGGGCAACTCGACGACAATGTTGTCGACATTGAGTTTATGAAATGCGGCGTCTTGCTCAGCGGAAATAATGTTGACGGTTTGGTTAGACATGATTGCTTTACTATTTTCTATCATCCTTGCTATCTATAATTCATTTTTTTGGAGGCATATCCTCTCATACTCAACAACAATGACTCATTCAGACACCCGCTAAAGGGGTTAGAGATCCACTATATGAGGAAAAATGGTCAAAACGATTTCGATCAAGGAACTGAATATAGACTCCATCAGGCCAAACGCTGAGAGTCTCAAGTCCAATCTTGGTGGGTCAAAAATCACCATCATTGGTAAGCCAGGCTCAGGCAAGTCCGTTCTAATCAAACATCTCCTGTACGCCAAGAAGCACGTCATCCCCACCGGTCTTGTTATCTCCGGATCTGAGGACAGTAACAAGTTCTACTCACGCCTTTTTCCAGATCTCTTCATCTACGAGAAGTACAAGAAGGACGTGGTCGAGAATTTTATCAAACGTCAGAAACTGGCCAAGGAACATCTGCCAAACGGATGGGCTGTCCTTGTAATGGACGACTGCATGGACGACGTCAAGATCTTTAACGATCCTTTGCTTCAAGGACTTTTCAAGAATGGGCGGCACTGGAACATGCTGGCCATCTTTGCGAACCAGTACGTGTTCGACTTTAAGCCCAACATCAGAACCAACATTGACGGGGTCTTTATCTTCAGGGAGCCCAACCAGGCCAACCGCGAGAAGATCTATAAGAACTTTGCCAGCATCGTCCCCTCATATGCCATCTTCTGTCAACTCATGAACGAGCTCACTACTGACTACACGTGCATCTACATCAACAACCAGATCCAGAGCAACGAGTGGACAGATGCAGTCTTCTACTTCAAGGCTGACCAAGTCCCAGACTTCAGGTTTGGTTGCGATGACTACCTCCAGTTCGCAGAGACGCGTCAACGCGATGAGGAGTAGTAGTTAGTTGTATAATCGTTATAACCCATAAGGGTTATAACCAACTTCACACACTTAGTGATTTATTCTGTTTAATAAGGCACTGTTATCATATTTACATGAATGGGTTGACCTTGACACCGCTTCCTTCCTCAGTTTCGCTGTCGTCATCGTCATTAACGGCCGATTGCCTGCATGTCTTGTCTGGCCAGTACTTACCCTTCTCGAGTTCACCCCACTGCGTGACGAAGTGTTGTCTGACAGCACTCCTGGTCGGGGTGATGTGGTTGGGGCACTCCTCCCTGAACCACTCCTTGAAGTGAGAGTACAGGGTAGTAGGAGTGAGCTTCGTCTCATTCTTTGTGAAGACACATTGTTGTTCGAACTGCTTGTAGATGTCGTTCTCCTGTCTATACATGTCAGTAGCAACTTTGACCTTTTCAGGTTCCACAGGCTCAAGCTTCCTGATGGCACGCCATCTCTGGATAAGGTACCAGGCCAAAGGTTGTGTCATCGCTGGGATCTTGTCCGTAAAGTTCTTATCCATAGGAAAAATCTTCTGGTTGATCTGATCTTCAAAGTCGTGAGGACATTCATTTTCGGGTTTGAAGGTGCTCTCGAAGGGGATGACGCGGATCCTAT